TGGGTAAAAAGATAATCTTAGACCACGATGACCTATTACATGAGGTAAGCCCAGCCAACCCAGCAAGTCAACATTTTAACAAGCCTCAGGTAAAGGAGTCAGTCGAAAAGGCTTTTAAATATGCTGATTGGGTTATGACCTCAACCCCGTACCTAAAAGAATTTTACTCCCAGTTTTACGATAAAGATAAAATTACCGTTGTTCCAAACGCCATTGACTTTACGGTTACACCGATGCAGCCTGTAAAACGGGATAAGTTGATGGACGCAAAGAAACGAGTTATGTGGCGTGGAAGTCAAACGCACCTTGAAGACCTTGCAACGGTTAAAAACTTTTGGATTGAGTTACAAAAAAACGATAAGGTTGAATTAGGTATGGTTGGTTTAGCCGATTGGCTGGGTAAAACATTGTACCCTAAGGCAATCATTGTGGCTTGGAATAATTCCTTGTTCCAATACTTTGAAATGGTCAAACACTCAGCGCCACACTACGGCGTATTTCCATTAACGATTGACAATTTTAATCAGGCGAAATCAAATAACTTTGCGATGGAAATGTTGGTAGCTGGTTGTATTTCATACGCACCTGAGGAAATCAAGGAATTTAACATCGCTGGGGTACGAACTTACAAGAACGAATTAGATTTAATCCACAAATTTACTAAGTCTTTGGACAAAGATGATGCGTACTTTGTTGACTTAGAGGCTGGACGCAAATGGCTGAAGGAAGAAAGGGACTTGGTTAAGGTAAATGAATTAAGGGTAAATGTATTAAACGCTATATGAAATTAAAGGATATAAAACCAAACCCAAATAACCCACGGGTTCTAAGGGACGATAAATTTCAAAAGCTAAAGCAAAGTATCACGGAGTTTCCAAAGATGCTTTCCCTTCGCCCTATGGTCATTGATGAAAACAATGTGGTGCTTGGAGGTAATATGAGGCTCAGGGCTTTACAGGAACTTGGATTTAATGACATAGACGAGGCATGGGTAAAGCGAAGCAGCGATTTAACTGAGGAAGAAAAGAAACGATTTATTATTGCGGACAATGTTGCTTTTGGTGAATGGGACTGGGACACACTTGCGAACGATTGGGAGGTTGTGGACTTGGAGGCATGGGGCTTGGATATACCTCAGTTTAATCAAGATGTAAACTTAGATGATTTCTTTGAAGAAAGCAATGAGCAAAAGGAAGAAAAATTTAAAATTACTTTAGAATATACCGAGGATGATTACAATGAAGTTAATGAGGCATTAAAAAAACACTCTGGAAGCAAAGAACAAATTATTTTTAAACTCTTAGGATTATGATTCTTTATTTGGCTGGTGCAAGCCCAGATTTAGCAGAAAATAATGGGAGTAGATTGAAAATAAAAAAAGACAATAATTTGAAATTATATTTAGCTGGAAATGATGGCAATAAAAAAGAGTTATTTAATATCTATTTAAAAGATATTTATATTTTACAATCATATTATCACATGAGCTCACAAAAATATATGATTCCTTTATTACCTCATTTTAAAAATTTTCTTTTAGATTCTGGTGCATTTACTTTTTTAAACTTAATTAAAGATAAAAAAATAAACTGGGAGGAATATGTTATTAAATATGGTGAGTTTATAAAACAACACGATATTAAATTATTTTTTGAATTAGATATTGACCCAATTGTAGGTTTAAAAGAAGTTGAAAGACTACGAGATTTATTAGAAAAAACAAGTGAAAGAAAATGCATACCAGTTTGGCATAAAAGTAGAGGTCTGGATTATTGGAAACAAATGTGTAAAGATTATGATTATATTGCCATTGGCGGGATTGTAACTCAAGAAATAAAAAGAAGTGAATACGATGTTTTTTATCCTCTATTAAAAATAGCAAAAGAAAATAATTGCAAAGTTCACGGCTTAGGATTTACAAATTTAAAAGGTTTAGAAAAATACAAATTTTATTCAGTTGATAGTACAAGTTGGTTATCGGGCAATAGGTTTGGGTCAGTATATATGTTTGATGGTAAAACAATGAAAAAACAAAACAAAAAAGATGGTTATAGAGTAAAGTCAACTGAAGTTGCATTTCATAATTTTAGCGAATGGGTTAAATTTTCAAAATACGCAGAAAATAATTTATAATATGAAAGCAGTAATTTTATTAAGTGGCGGGCAAGATTCAACGACTTGTCTTTATTGGGCAAAAAAACAATTTAATAAAATTTATGCCATTGGTTTCGATTACGGACAAATGCACATAAAAGAACTTGAACAGGCTAAAAAAATTGCTTTAGACGCTGGTGTTGAATATAAAATATTTAACATAAAAGGGCTTTTAGCTAAATCAAGTTTAACAGAGAAAACAAGTCATAAGGATAAAAGTCATATAAACTCAGATTTACCAGCATCATTTACAAGTGGTAGAAATATCCTTTTTCTATCAATAGCTGCAAGTTATGCAAGTGATTTAGGTATAAATGACATTGTTACTGGTGTTTGCCAAACTGATTACTCAGGGTATCCTGATTGTAGAAGAACGAGTATTGACGCAATGCAAAACGTTTTATCACTTGCATACGGTAATGGAGATTTTAGAATACATACTCCATTAATGTATATAAACAAAGCTGAGACATGGAAAATGGCAAAAGATTTAGGATGTTTAAATGTTATTATAAATGATACATTGACTGATTATAACGGTAATAAAAATATGAATGAATGGGGAATGGGAGTAAATAATAACCCAGCAACTGAATTAAGGGTAAAAGGTTTTTATGAGGCAAAAAAAAATAATTGGATATGATAGAAATAGAAAAAAAATATCATTTCTATGCAGCTCATAGAAATAAAAATGCAGATGAAAAATGTGGTCGATTACATGGTCATACCTACAAAGTAGTTTGTTCATTTAAGTTTGAAGAAATATATAAAAAAAGTGGAGTTACCTTGTTATTCTCAGATATTGACAAATTAGTTGAGCCAATTATCAAAAAATATTGTCATTGGCTATTATTGTATGAAAACGATGATTTATGTAATATTTTGTCATTAGCTAATGAACCTTACATTACTCTTCCATTTGAAACAAGTGCTGAGAATATGGCAGTATGGTTATTTACTGAAATAAAAAATAATTCTAATTTACCGATTTTTAAAATTTCATTAGCGGAAACGCTTTCATCAACAGTTACATATGAGCCTTAAAATATCAGAAATATTCTATTCGCTTCAAGGTGAAGGTGCAAGGGCTGGAACGCCTACATTTTTTATAAGGCTGCAAGGTTGCAAAGCTGCAAGCGCTTGTTATGCTTTAGGAATAAGATGTGACACAGAATTTGAAAGTGGTAAAGAATGGAAATTAGAATCAATATTAGATTGGTTAAAAAACAAAAATATTGATTGTAAAGAAATTACATGGACTGGAGGAGAACCATTAGACCAGTTAACAGAAGAACATATAACGTATTTTAAAAATAATGGTTATTATCAAGCAGTTGAAACAAGTGGTTTGCATGCATCACCAAAAGGAATTGATTTTATTTGTGTTTCTCCAAAGGTTGCAGAACACGTTATTAAAAAAAATTATCCTAATGGAGTAACTGAATTAAGGTATGTAAGACATGAAGGGCAAGAAATACCTAAACCATTAATAAAGGCTGAATATTATTGGATTTCGCCTCATTCAGACGGTTTTAATATAAATAACAATAATCTGAAGCATTGTGTAAATCTTTGTTTACAAAATCCAAAATGGAAATTATCAGTACAACAACATAAATTATGGAATATATTGTAAGCTGGGAAGAGATAAAAAAAAGAGTATCGTTATTAGATATGTCATTAAAATACTATGGTGTTCCTCGAGGTGGCGCTTATATATCTGCTATGTTAAATCCTGTTTCAAACCCTCAGGATGCTGATATTATTATTGACGATTTAATAGACAGCGGCAAAACAAGAATTAATTATGAAAAATACAATAAACCTTTTATAGGTTTATTTAATAAACAAACAGAAAATGAATTAAAAGACAAATGGTTGGTTTTCCCTTGGGAGCAAAACGAAACACCAATCGAAGATAATTTTACAAGGATTTTACAATACTTAGGGGAAGACCCAAATCGAGACGGGTTAAAGGAAACGCCAAAAAGATATATTAAATTCCTAAAAGAATTTTTAACTCCTAAGGAATTTAATTTTACAACTTTTGACTCAGAGGGAACAGATGAAATGATTATTCAAACAAACATTCCTTTTTATTCTTTGTGCGAACATCACGTTGCTCCTTTTTTTGGGATTGCAAATGTAGCTTATGTTCCAAATGATAAAATAGTTGGATTAAGTAAATTAGCAAGATGTGTTGATTTATATGCTAACAGGCTGCAAAATCAAGAAAGGATAACAACCCAAATAGCCGAAAGATTACAAAGTGAATTAAATTGCAAAGGTGTTGCAGTTTCTTTAAAAGCCCAGCACCTTTGTATGTGTATGCGTGGAGTAAAGAAACATGATACATGGACAATTACAACAAAGTTACTTGGTGTTTTTAAAGATGATGATAAAGCAAGGAATGAGTTTTTGTTTTTAATTAAACAGTCATAATACAGTCATGCCAATTAAACCATCGGATAACCCAAAACCATTTATCAAAGGACAATCAGGCAACCCCAACGGACGCCCTAAGAAACTCCCAGCCCTTGACCTTATCATGGCAAATGTAATGGGGCAAGAAAAGGACGGTATAACGGCAGCCGAAGCCATTATCATGAAGTTAAGGGAACAGGCGGCAAAGGGTGATATTAAGGCGGCTCAATTGCTCCTTGACCGAGCCTACGGAAAAAGTAAGCAGAACATTGACATAACGACGCAAGGGGAAAAGGTGACCGTGCCAACGATAATATTTACAAAGGATGCAGATAAAGGTTAGTGAAAAGTACGAAGCCCTTTGGCAACCTAAAACCCGTTACTTTCTTATAACTGGTGGGCGTGGTTCGGCGAAGTCATTCACCGTGGGGCTTTGGGCTTGTAATATGCTTTTGGCAAACAAAGGTTGGAAGATACTTTTCACACGTTATACGCTTTCATCTGCAAACATTTCCGTTATCCCTGAGTTTAGGGAAAAGATTGACTTACTTGGCGTCGGTGATGAATTTCAAATGACGAACGCGCAAATAAGCCACAAGGTAACGGGGAGCGAAATCATTTTTTCAGGCATCAAGACAAGTTCTGGAAACCAAACGGCAAAATTAAAATCGATACCCGCGTTGAACGTGTTCATCGTTGATGAAGCGGAAGAATTTGTAAGCGAAAAGGACTTTGATACCATTGACGAATCAATCAGGATGCCTGATACCCCAAACATTGTAATACTTGTCATGAACCCTCAGGACGTTGAACATTGGATTTGGAAACGGTGGTTTGAAAAGTCGCATCGCATGGAAACGATTGACGCGCAAATGATACCTATTAGCACACACCCCGATATAACGCACATACATACAACGTACTTTGATAATTACCACAACCTAAGTAAAGACTACATCGCAAAGATTGAAGCCATTAAAACGAAGTCACCTGAGGCATACGCGCATAGGTTCTTGGGAAAATGGCTGGATAGGAAACAAGGGGTTATATTTGACAACTGGGTTGAGGGTGCTTTTGACATTAGCCTACCATTTGGTTACGGCTTAGATTTTGGCTTCTACCCCGACCCTTTGGCATTGGTTAAGGTGGCAGTTGACAAAGGGGCAAAGAAAATATACGTTGAAGAAATTATTTATAAACAATCCCTTTCATACGAGGCAGTCATTGAGCAAATGAA